TAAGATATTAGTATAACCTTTCCAATGAAGTGTGCGAACAATAGCAGACCCTACAAGTCCAGTATTACCTGCAACATAAACTCTACTTTCACTGTCCATAAAGCACCATGTCCTCAATTAATTGATCAAAACTTATTTTAGGTTCCCAACCCAATTTTTGCTTTGCTTTACTTGCATCTCCTAACAAAGACTCTACCTCTGCAGGACGAAAATATTTTTTATCTACTGCTATGACTTTTCTTTTTGTATTCCAATCATAACCAAATTCAAGTTCACCTTCACCCATCCACTCAATATTAAATCCAAAGAATGGTGCTACTTTGTCTACAAAATCTTTTACAGAATATTGTTCTCCAGTTGCTATCACATAATCATCTGGTTCATCTTGTTGAAGCATCAACCACATTGCTTCAACATAATCTTTTGCATGACCCCAATCTCTTTTGGCATTTAAGTTACCAAGATATAAACACTCTTGTTCGCCCACAGAAATTCTAGATAGTCCTCGTGTAATCTTTCTTGTTACAAATGTTTCTCCTCTTCTTGGACTTTCGTGATTGAATAATATACCTGTGCTTGCATGTAATCCATATGCTTCACGATAATTTTTAAGAATCCAATATCCATATAATTTTGCAACACCGTATGGTGAACGTGGATAAAAAGGTGTGGTCTCCTTCTGAGGGACTTCTTGAACTAATCCATATAGTTCAGATGTAGACGCTTGGTATATGCGAGTTTTCGTCTCCATACCTAACAATCTAACTGCCTCTAAAACACGAAGTGTTCCAACACCATCTACCTGTGCTGTATATTCTGGTATCTCAAAGGAAACTTTTACATGACTCTGTGCACCCAAATTATAAATTTCATCTGGTTCAATATCTTTGATGAGATTTGTAATACTCATCGCATCGGTAAGATCTCCATAATGAAGTTTAATTTGTTCATATATGTGATCTATTCTGTGGGTATTAATCAAAGAAGCACGACGGACGATTCCATGAACCTCATATCCCTTCTCTAATAGAAGTTCTGCAAGGTAGGAACCATCCTGTCCTGTAATACCAGTAATAAGAGCAACTTTAGACATCATGTACGTAGCAAGGCACACCTGCAGGATCTAACCATTTGGTGTATTCAAAATCATCAATCGCAGTTTTTAACTGCATGAAGTTATCACAAAGGTACATATCTTTATAACCGTTGTGGTTGTTCCACTTTTGTATACGATAGTCTGGTTGACCATTATCAAGTGGATCAGGCATCTTCACATACCTGTATGGTTCATTCTGTACAAGTACTTCAATCATAATAAAATTGTATATACCCTATTATAAGGCATAGTTTACCTGTAGTCAAGTAATTATCTGAAACCCGATTGCAAAATTCTTTGTATTGGAACTTGTTTGATTCTATCTATAATATCAGTTTCTATCTTATCTAAAATATTGACATCAAGATCCATGAATGGTGGGATGATACCTAACATTCTAAGAAGTCCATCAACAAATAATGCGAGAGTTGTAAATCCGAGAATCATACTGATAACTGTAGCTTCACGATTGTGCTTCGCCATTGACTCTTCATCAATTTTTCTTGCTTCAGCAACTGCTTCTTTTACAGCATCAGCGATTAGTGCATCTACTTCTTCTTTAGTATATGCGTATTTGTTTATCTTTTCCTTACTAATGCTTCTCTCTATAGGAACATCAGTTATTGGAAACTCTGTGATTAATGTTTTGATCATGGTATCACATTAAGGTTCTAGTATCTATATTATACTTAGTTTACAAGTCTATCGTCAAGTTATAATGTTTTGATTTCATCAATTACATTCTTTGGAAAATTTTGGTAAATCCATCCAGTACAAATATATTTGTCTTTCTTAGGAGGGAATCCCCTATGATAAAAAGTCCAACAAGAAGGAAACAATACAAATCTCCCTGCCTTTGGTTGAATTTTAGTTCCATCCAAAAATTCTGTATATCCATCATCTTCATCTTCTAGAGTATTCAAATACCACATGTATGTTAGTATCCTAGCTCCTCTTGGATTCGTTGCAAAATCATGATGCCAGTTAAAATAATCGCCAGGTTTTGTTTTTTGTAATTGAAATCCCGTATTGTGAATTCCTTCATCAAAAATATTTAGATTTAATTCCTCGTCTTCAACTCTAAGTTGATTTGGGTATGGTATAATTTCCTTCACTGGGTTACTAGCATCATACTCAAGAGTATGCTCATTAACCTTTGATGCAAAAAAATTATGCTCCTGTGACCAGTTTATTTTATTGCTTATATAACAATCTATAGATTTTTTTATCTTTGTATTAACATTTCCTTTTTTTGTACCACATTGTCCAGGTCCTTTTACAGGATCCTGCTCAAATTTTTCTATTAATCCTTTACAAAAATCTTGCGTCAAAGAACCATCTACGACGTAGATAAAATCAGAAAATTTCATAATTAATAAAATAATTTAATTATTCACTTGGACTATCATTTTTCCCTAGCATAGTGGCTGCAATTCCAGCTAATCCACCTTCACTAGTAACATGATTTATAACAACTTTTTCTGAAATTGCTGCATTGATAATTGCAGTCGATCCAATCGCTGTAATTGCCTCTTCCTTATCTAATTTGTAATTTGAATACGTGCTTTTGATGTCTATGTAACTTCTTCGACAAGCTTCATGTGCAGCGTTTTCTAGCCAGTCTTGTGGGTCATCAGTATAACACTGAAATGCTAGATATTGTCCAGTAGTTAACCCTACTGTAATGCTTGTATGAATCATAACAAGTAATTTTTTTAACTATTTAGCAGCTAAGCACATACCGAAGAATGTTGAGTGACCCATATATGTCTGAGTGGGAGACTGACTATCTCTAGCTTTTACCCTCATAGTATCATTTGCATTAAGTTCAACTAGTATGGATAGTCCAAATTGAACACTTGTCACATTAGCAAAAAACAATGGTGCAGCGTCAGTACCATCATAAATTTGTGTATTTGCCGATGCACCATTTTTAGAGAAAGTAAACGTTGCTGTACCATTATTATAAAGTGACATATGAAAGTAGTACAATCCTTTGATTGGAGCTGTATATATTCCATTACTTTGGTTATATCCACCACCCTGATCTAAATTCTGACCTCCAAAAACCATAGTCTGGTTGCTATTGAAGTTTGCATTACCTACAGTACCCATAGCATGAAAGTAAGGCATATCATGATAAACTCTATCCCACCTTCTGGAAGCTGTTCCAAGATCATAAACGCTATCGCTGGAGGGATAAACGTCTGAAGCAATGTTTATATTTGGACCAGCTGGTCCTGTTGCACCTTGAGCTCCAGTTCCTCCTGTGCCACCAGTAGATCCTGTTGCTCCTTGAGCACCTGTAGGTCCTGAACCACCAGTAGATCCTGTTGCTCCTTGAGCACCTGTTGATCCACCTGGTCCTGTGGGTCCTGTGCTACCTTGAGCACCTGTAGGTCCTGTGGGTCCTGTTCCACCTGTAGGTCCAGTTGCACCTTGTGCACCTGTTGGTCCTGTTCCACCTGTAGATCCAGTCGCACCTTGAGCTCCAGTTGGTCCTCCTGAACCTTGAGCACCTGTTGGTCCTGTTCCACCTGTAGATCCAGTTGCACCTTGAGAACCTGTGGGTCCTGCTGCACCTTGAGCACCTGTAGAACCTGCACCACCTGTAGATCCAGTTGCACCTTGAGCACCTGTAGGTCCTGTGTTACCAGTAGGTCCAGAAGGTCCTGTTGCACCTAGTGGACCAGTGTTACCAGTAGGTCCTGTAGAACCTGTCGCACCTTGAGCTCCAGTTGGTCCAGCAGCACCTTGAGCACCTGAAGCACCTGTAGGACCTGTATCTCCTTTAGGACCTGTTGAAACTTCAACCCACTGGTTACTATTACCATCGTTATAATAAGCAGCGAGTATTCCAGAATCTGTATCAAACCATAAGTCTCCTGCATCTGGACTGCTCGGAGCACCAGTAGACATATCTAAATTTGCATTATCTCCTTGAGCACCTTGAGCACCAGTGGATCCTGCTCCACCACTATTACCTTGATGACCTTGAGCACCTTGAGCACCAGTGGGTCCTGTAGATCCTGTGGGTCCTGTGCTACCTTGAGCACCTGTAGCACCAGTGCCACCTTGTGAACCAACAGCACCTGTAGCACCTTGAGCACCTGTTGGTCCTGTGGGTCCTGTATTACCTGAAGCACCACCTGAACCAGTTGCACCTTGAGCACCCTGAGCACCTGTATCTCCCTTATCACCTGTTCTAGCAAAAGTAATTAATATATCTTCATTTGCACTAAATGGATTAGTCGCTGATGAATCTACAGGACTGACTGTAATATCAAAGTAACCAGTATTATCAGTTAAACTTGAAATTGTAAATAATATGAATTGACTTGAATCTAATTTATTAGTAATCTTTACATGTCCTTTGATGGTGCTTGTAGAGTCATCAATAGTTTGTAAATATGATGCTATATCTGTTCCATCTTCATCAGTATCACAAATATAAATTCCTGTTGCAGCGTTTTGTGTAGAGTTATCTAATCTTAAATCACCTGAACCTGGATTTGCATTTGTAGTATTAGACTCAAAAGTGTAATAAAATGTTGCACCACCAAAGTTACCCTCATCACCTTGTGCACCTTGTGCACCTGTTGATCCTGTTGCACCTTGAGCTCCAGTTCCTCCTGTTGCACCCTGAGAACCAGTGGATCCTGAAGGTCCTGTTGCACCTTGTGCACCTGTAGAACCTGTAGCACCTTGAGCACCTTGAGCACCCTGTGCAGCAGTCGCACCTTGAGCACCTGTTGGTCCTGTTGCTCCTTGGGCACCTGTTGCTCCCGTAGCACCCTGAACACCTTGAGCACCAGGATCAGGTATTCTCTGCCATGCAGTTCCATTCCACTGCCATCTACGACCTCCTGCAACAAAGAAGTCATTTAAAGATGGGCTGTTTGGAAAATTTAGAGCCATTATATATTACTTTTTAGTTATTTATATTACCTTATTTCAAAGTCCATCTTAGTTATCTTCCTTCTACTTCTTGCTTTTTGCCATTCAATTTGTTCATTTGATAATCCACTATCTTCTTTTGCAGAGTAAGTATTTAACATAATAACTTGACTTAGATCTACTGCAGATATAACATCTCCTTTGATGGTTGTCATATTCGCACAACCACAACATACTGATTTTCCTGCAGCGGCTTTTATCTCCTTACTACAGGATTTACACCTCACTTTAATTGGTTCCATTTTTAACATTCTTACCTTTGCTTCATTCACTTACATAATGTAATTGTTATATTATATATTACATTTTTATCTGTCTACACACCATCATTCTCGAATCTGCTATACATTGAAATGCTTTATCCTTACCCAATAAAAAAATGATCGCAGTTAACTGGATCATTATAGTGATGGGAACTACTATTTTTAATAGAGTTTTTTGCTTATTATCCATAGTAGTTCCAAATGTTACGATATCGTAACTATTTATTTACCTATTCTTTCTACAGCGGCTCTTGACTTCTCAAGAATATCACCCTTAAGAGGAACGAATCCTAGTGTAGGTGCCTTATCCTGATACTCATCACTCAATAGAGTTGATAGAGATGTCTTGATTGCCTTTGTGTTTCTACCG